TTATTATTGGATATCGTCTGGCCGGTAGTAGTAGCCCTAAATATTAAAGCGGAAGTACCTGCGGCACCTGTTGTAGCAAAGTTCGTTGCAGGGTTTGACCAACTCCCATAGCAGTTTATTATCCCTGCTGTACCAAAATTCAGTGTCAGTAATCCATCCAATCCGGATGCTGTAAAGTTTCGACACACCGCAGTGGCTGCAATGGCGACAATAAACGCGCCCGTACCTACGTTTGAGTTGACATCAAAGAACACATCGTCCGCAAGAGTTGGCGCAGATGCCCCTGCCGCTCCACCAGAGGTAGCGCTCCAGTTACCGGTAGCGGTATTGTTCCATGTTGCTGCGCCACCCACCCAATAACGATTTGCCATTTAAACTCCCTGCTAAACTCGTTAAGCCTGTACCGTTACAGCAACTACATCCCACCGTGTATCGGTAGAGTTATATAGGCATCCAACATAAATCATCTTCCCTGACAATGTGAGCGTTGGTAACGTTGTACCAATTGTAGTGAAGGTTGCATTCCAAGCAATGGTCTGCGCAGTACCATTATCAATGATCCTGTATATAAGCCTATTCCCATCTACCGGAGTGCCCGTAGGTGCGTTGACTGTCAGACCTGTTGCTAATGCCGTTATGTTGTATTGATCAAACGCCGATATATTTGCGGTCAACGAAGCAATAGAGGCGGTGGTCGAGGTGCGAGGATCTATCCGCTTGTTGGTAAATGTCGCAGTACCATTGATAGTAGTAAACCCACCAGTGCCATTAGCGGCATTCCCTAAGGCGGTCAATACACCTGATCCAGTGGAAAGCTTAGAAAATGCATCTGCGCTAGAGGCATACAGGATATCATTGGTGACTGCGCCCAACCCTGACGTATCTAATGTCGTACCGTTAACAAACACGGAGCGACCTGCGGGATAGGTTACAAAAACATCCTTGCCACCAGCGGAGAAAGTTGTCTTAGTCGGAGCTCCTGCACTGGAGGCAAGAACCGTGTCTCGAGACAGAGTGGTGCCTGATGCGGTGTATGTACCAATACCCACTTCCCATTCAGACGTTCCGGGATTAGAAATGGTGTAATACGTAGTATTGCCGTCACCGATAACCGCGAAGGATTGAAATCCAGTAGTCGCTCCGTCAAGCGTTACTGTCCCCTGCCCTGTAGTAGCGGTTGTTTCTTTTACGCGATCTGCTAAGACCAATGGCATTTTTACCTCACGGCTAGTTGTTTCTGGTTATCTGTGTCCAATTTGACTCTGTTTCTGTTTCAAACACATTCCATCCCGGAGAGGTTGAACTAGCTACATTCTGCCAATTTGGAACTTGTCCATCCAACACAGGTATCCATAAAAGTCTGTAAAGAATCGAGTCAGATAAGGCAATTTGTTCTGTTATGTAGACAAGGTAATCTGCTTTACCTACTGGTGCGTCAAGAAGTTGGGCGGATTCTGCAACAGTGACTAAGAAATTACCTATAACAGAAGATGCGCTACTTCCTCTCACTCCCTCTACAATAAATACTACTAAATCCCTCGTTGCGGATGGAACATCGCTTACTCTTACTGTATCGTTAACCGTCACCACCACCGGAACCCGCGCATCCCATTCCGAACTTATCAGAACCGTTTCAAACAGTTGAGCCGCTGTTATATTCGCCCCTATGTTGATAGCATTAAACTGCGCATCCTCATCAATATCCACATTCAAAACACTTTGCAGAGCTAATGCAACACTGGCCCGTACAGTTTCGCTTATGCTGCCAACAAAATCAGCTTGCACTGACTGCGTATTGTCAACGGTAATCGACTCTGCCGAATCTACCAAAGCGCCTCGGAAGCGATCAACTGTACTGGAAAGTTCTAGCCTGTCCTCCACTACGTGAATCGTTGTTCTAGAAGATATATTTAAATCATAGGCATCAATGGTTTCGACTATCGCTGGGAAATACGGGACACTGCCTAAATTTACCGCAGAAAGATCGGCATGCGCAGCTATAAAACTTATAAAGTTACCCTGAGAAGAAACGGCTGCTTCCGCTAGTATTGTTTCCGATATGTTCGCGAGACCTGCCCCTTGGCCGTCAAATACTCCACTAATACTAATCTGCTCAATCGTTGTTGCACCTGCTATCTGATCACCCTGATTACTTGCATCAAACTGTACGTCTTCATCTATCTGACCATCATAGATGACATGGAAGACCCTGATGTCTGATACAGATATGGAGTCGCTAATAAATGCATACGTAAAGCGAAGACCGTCAAACGTATCAGCCGCATTAAGTTGCTCGTTAATTGCAACAAAGAACGTACCGATAGTGGAACTAGAATCGGAGGCATTAACCGCCTCCGATACGTCCGCATCAAATACGTTCTGACCTAACGAAGAGAAAGGCGCTTGCGAAAATGCAGATATACCAAACATGCGCCCCCACCCTTTTTAAGCAGCTGTCAATTGCGCCTCGTCAAACCAACGAGATTGAGTCACACCATTCTCATCTGCCCATGAGACGAGGTACTGCACATTACCATCCTCATCCATACGCAACGCGTCTACCGGACCCTGTGGAACTGTTACCACCACCTTAACGATGTCCGCTTTTTTAAATGTAGTAGCCATTTCTACCCCTTAATTAAACAGCGTCTGCCGAGAAGGTATACGTAACATTCAACGTATCACCATTCGCTACGAGCTTATCGCCGCCTGTGAAATCACCCACGGAGAACAAAACGCCCGAGGTACCTGAAGCCACCGTAGCCAAAAATGCGCCAGCAACTGTTGTCGTGTTATTGATACTGAACACAGCAGGACTCGCTGAGTTATCGATGACCGATGGATCAGCGGTTGTGGCAGTACCAAATGTCACCGCTTTACGGTTTCCGCTGTAGTTGGTGTCTTCTGTCCAACCAGCGTGTGAGGTCAGTGTGTCACCTGCGTTATAGGTGGTGCCAGAACCGGGACCCGTGACCAGACCAAGATACCAAGCAGCGGTATAGCCCGATGCCTTGAAGTACTTGGAGTTGAGGTCCTGTAAGCCTTCATTGACCACGAGATTATGGAAAGTATCTTCCCACTTCTTCTCGCCGTCTGGGCCGAAGCACTCGACTTTGTAAACGCCGCCAAAACCGCCACGCTCTTGTTCCTGCAAGCCTTTGCCTACAGCAGCGTGAACGGTTTCCCCAATGGATGATTTTGCAATAGGCATAATGACCTCTTAAAAATTAATTACCTTAAAATAACCGTATTAATGCAAATGTTGGATTGTTTGTAGGCAAATCCAACGTGAATGACGCATTTACCGCTGTTTGGTTAGTACCGAAGTTCAACACAAACATCGATTTGTTGCTCTTACTGCTGTTGTAAATTAACGCTCCAATAGCAGTAAAAGATGCACCGGACCAAGAAGGATTGTCAAAGCTAACATACGCAATGCCACTTCCTGTATTTACGGTGACGTTTGTCAGTACTATACCGCCCGCCGTATATCCAGAGCCACTCGTTTCCGATGATGTCGTATAAACCGTTGTATCCGGACCCAATGTCGCAGTATCGGTATACAACGCAATCTTTAGTACATCTGTTTCTAGGTTGTGTTGGCCTAGAAAGAGTTGTTCCTTAAAGCTTGTCGTCCATGTCTGTGTAATTGCCATTATTTCACCGGATATTTGACCTGACCATCACGGTACATATCACCGCGCTGCTTACCATCACCCAGCTGTTTCGCAAGCATCAGTGCCTCTTTGTACTTGTTGTCGTACGTTGCCATCATGTCAGGCTCACCCTTCATGAATGTATACGCTTCGACCAAGCTACCATACAGCAGCACTGAGTCAAAATTCTCACCCAGCCACGAAGTTCCAGACTCCACGATCGATGTTGGGTAGTAGTAATAATGAAGCTCTACCTCATACGCCTGATCGGGCATAGGTCCCAAAATAAAGCTGAGTTCGTTAGTTACTTCTATCGAGGTTACCGTTGGGCCAAAGATTGCATAATACTTAGGAAGGCCCGTTGCATTTGGGTTTGGATACACCTCACGAATAAAGTTAACGTCTTTATTGGTGAGATAGGTATATTCCCCATTACTATTTATGACCGCAAGAGAATAAACAGAAAGAAAATCAAGTGGAGCAGACAGATATTTGACATTCTGTGTCGTAATACCAGTTACGTTCTTCCTGAGATAAGCAAACTGGATTGAGTTGTAGATGCGCTGCTCTGCTTGCTTTACAAACGTAGCAAGTTCATCCGCAGTAAACGTATTCTGCGTGTAGTCTTCAATTGCTGCTGTTAGCTCTGCGTAGTTCATGTGATAGATACCGTTACGTTAGCCAGCATTCCTCTTGTACTGAGTGTTCTTGCTACAGAAGCAGGTTGCATCCCAACACTAGCAATCGTGGAATCACCACCATTCCACAATGAAATCAATACCGTTTGCACTCCATCTGGACGAGGATCATAAACCGCAATTGGCTCATTTATCCCTCGTTTAGGCTCAAGCTGTGGGTGCTTCGGCTCATAGCACTCCTGACAAACCTTGAACCCCGTCCACTCCTTCTTCAACTCTTTCAGGTAATACTGCTGCCCGCATCTGTCACAGATAGCTTGCGAGGCTTTTCCAACTGCATAACCTGCCATATCAGTACCCCAAATCTGGAGTCAAATACACGCTTGCAATATCCCTGTCTTCCTGTGCCGCACGTGCAAACTCTTCCTCATACAACTGCTTTAGCATCACAGTACGTTCTGGTGCTTTCTTGAGCGACAGATAATAGGCAAGACCTGCTGCAAGACACGGAAGAAACCTGAATACGACATCTGCTGTATTGGTATACGCTCCAACATCCTGCATACGACGAACGGCGTAGTAGCGAAAGATGTATGTTTCTACATTGTCTGGGGCAGGATAGACAAACAACTTAGGCGAAGAGGTGCGCTGTACGTAGTACTGAGCAGGACGCGCTTCTGTATTCTTATCAGGAAGATGCAGGTATTCGTTCTGGCTGATACGATCAATCGTAATATCCTGCTGCGTCTGACCTGTGCCTGTACGGATCACGGCGGAGAGGACGTTGACTGTATCTGCTGGGAGTGTGTATTCGGGCTGGCCATAAACCATGGTGACCTGCCGCTGCTCAATCGTCCAGAGGTTCAACCCGCGATTGGCCCATTCAAGGAACAACAAATTGAGCGACCTACGCGCAGTGCGCATGTCATAGCCGTCACGGTTCTCAAGACCGCAACGCTCATATGCCTCTTCAATCAGGTCATCAAATTCCAGATTGAAGGTCGTTGTTCCGGAGGTTGCCATTTAGCATCCTTTGCTCTTTTTTGCCATGCCACCCGAAGCATAACGTGTACCCTTTGAACCACCAAATCTCTTTTGATTCAAACCTTCTTTCCCGCTGTGCTTGACATTGGGGGTTTTGACTTCTTTGATCATTTTGCCGATATCGGGATCACGGCGACTTGGGGTTACAGCGTCCCCTACGCGATTGATAGTGCCGCCTTTTTGAAACTCCATGCCCTTGCTGGTCTTGCTAAATTTCTTTGCGACCTTGACAGGGATACCTACTTTTTTCGCAAAAGCTGGGTTATGCGCTGCCGCATCCATCAACTTCTTTTGTTTAGCGCTTTTAGCTGGCATTTCGAGTCTCCATCAATCGGTCAAGTTTGGCATCCAGACGATCCAATCGATCTAATACACGATTAATATCAGCATGGACCTCTGCTTTTGTCACATATTCCTTGGCGATCTCTTCCCGCGTACGATTCAGCAAAATCTGAATACGCTGAAGTTCCGCCGACTTTTCCCGCATTATCCAACCGCAAAGCGCAAGCAAAAACGACAATGTCGCGTTCCACAGAACCATTTCCATTTAGCATTTCCACCGTTTTCTGGCCTGTCGCAGTCGGCTATTTGGGTCTGCCGCCGCTTTAGGGAATTGTTTCATCTGCCCTTCACTACGCGCACAGTAAGACTTACGGCGGGCCGCACGTGCGCCTGAGGGCTTATCCTCTGTAACCGCAGTTTGGAGCTTGCTTCCGGGATTAGCCCGACGATAAGCAGCAACACCCTGCTTAGTCATACCCGCCCCGGCCTTTGTCGGGCGAAAGTTGCCCGACTTGACCGAGGTAGCTATCGGCTTTTCACGCTTTTTGGGCATGATTTAGCAGATACGGGTCTTCTTGCCACGTGCCATACCATTGCCGCGAGACTCAACCATCCCACCGCTAGACATCTTGGCACAACCACCAGAGGACATTCCCATAGCCATCTTTTTGTGGGCGTTGACCGCACCACCTTTGGCGTAGCCTGTCATACCACCACCCATTTTTGACATGGGCATGGAATCCATGCTGTACATATCGTCACCTGCCATGCCTTTTTTGGTGGATTTAGGCATAGACATACCCTTATCCATCGACATGCCTGATCTTTTACGCTTTTTGTTCATCTTCATCATCATGATCTGCCCCTTATGCCCAGAAGAATGTTGCTGATGTGATACTTGTCAGGTCAGCAAATGCGCCGTTTTTGCACAACAATCCATCTTCAGGAAGATGAATATATGCTGCGCCACCTGCTGCTGTCACATCGATTTGAGTCACTACCGTACCACCTGATCCGCCATCTTTAATGATGACTGACCCTGCGCCAGCGCCCGGAACAATGTAGATTCCTTTGACACGGGTTCGACCGGTAAAGATGTCCCCGTCTGCAACTAGATAGGTACTTTGTACATCGCTCATGTAGCCCATGGCGACCTCCTATTACGGTGCGGCAGAAATAGCGGCTAATGTGTCGCAACGAAGCCAATCAGTGCCATCATAAAAAGCAAGAACAGGATCGCCAGCAGCGCCATCAGCGAAGTAAGCAACGGAACCGACTTTTGCGGTAGGGGCAGTTGCTACGGTGAACGCGCCCAACAGTACTGGGCCGGAAAACGAAGTTTGAGCCATATTGACCTCACATGCGAGTTAGTGGCATATCTGTCTGCATGTCGTCAGCCGGGGCTGT